ATCAAACGGTTGATTTGCCGATATTAGACGAAGACGGTGATCCTGTTGAATAACTACAGTCTTAAAAAACACATCGGTGCACAACCAGGAACAACGGTTAACGTTCCGGTCATCAGTGAAACGTTAGCGTTTCGTCGTGCATATCTTGCCGAAATACGCCGTCTTCTGAATGCGATTGCAAAAACTGTTCGTGAACAAATAATCACGTCATATCGTTCGGAACTTCTCACTGATGCGCGTGAATCTGACTTTGAAGCGTTACGTAACGTGATTAAAGGTTTGCTTTCAGTCACCAACGGAACAATCAAACGTTTGCTTGAACTCGAATCAATTCGTCACACTGAACGATTCGCAACAGCAGCACGTTCCGCTTTTAAAATTGATCTTGCTGGCATTGTGGCTGCTGAAGACCTTGAAAAATATGTTGAACGTGCAGCATTACGAAACGCTGGTTTAGTTACCGGTATGACTGATGATCTTGTTAAGAAAATTCAAATGATCACTACGAATTCACTGATCAAAGGTGACACAGTTGGTGCGTTGCGTAAAAAACTAAAAGCTGAATTTCAAATATCTGATAATCGTGCACAATTAATCGCACGTGATCAGACTTCGAAATTGAACGCTGATCTTAATAAAATCAGACATCTTCAAGCGGGTGTGACATCTTACACGTGGCGCACATCACGCGATGAACGTGTTCGTCAGCTTCATCACGCTATTCGAAACAAAGTTTACAAGTACAATGAACCAACCGGTGCCGAAAGTGGTCTTGAACCTGGTCAACCGATAAGATGTCGATGCATTGCGCAAGGGATTGTGGAATTTTAATATGGGATGGTGTCCAGGTGGCGGCTGTGCTAAAAGAAGAAAGAACTTGAAAAAATACCTGAAAACTGTTTTTAAAGGTAAAGAATCGGTTCAAGTTTCTGAAGAAAATGTTATAACGGATAAATTCGTTGACAAAATGAATGCGAAATATGGAAAGAAGCGAACGTGAAGTTTACTGATAAAGTTTCAATAGCCGGTACGCGAAAACGCGATGACGGTTATCTTGTCGTTGATGCACGAACCGCACGAACCGGAATTCAGCGTTACCTTGGTTCTGAAGTCGGTAAACCGGAATTGCCTTTTGTGGACGTTTACCGTCCTGATGATCAGGTTTTTGACGACGCTTCAATGGCTTCATTCGCACATCGACCGGTGACAAATGATCACCCGCCTGAAGCAGTCACTGCTGACAACTGGACAAAATATGCAGTTGGTCAATCGTCTGATGAAATTCGTCGTGACGGTCAATATGTCAGAATTCCGTTAATGGTGGCTGACGCAAAAACAATTCGAGACATTGAAGCTGGTAAGAATGAGATTTCAAACGGTTACACTTGTGATCTTGATTTTACTGCAGGTGTAACACCTGATGGTGTTAAATATGACGCCATGCAAACAAATATTCGCGGCAACCACATTGCAATTGTAAAGGCTGGTCGCGCGGGTAAAGAGTGCAGAATCGGTGACGGCGGTTCGGTACAAACCTGGGGCTTGTCCCCTATCACCACGCAAACAAAGGATTCCAAAATGGACAATTTGCGAAACATGATGGTGGACGGGTTGCCGGTTCAAACGACCGACGCCGGTGCAATCGCCATTGAAAAGCTGACTGCAGACCGCACAAAGCTTACGGCTGATCTTGCCGCACTTCAGACACAGCTTGATGCTGCGAAGAAGGAAAAAGAAGAAGAAGTTGCGAAGAAAGATGCGGCAATTGAAGATGCCAAGTCTAAGATTCTTGATCAAGCTGGCATTGATAAGCTTGTTGCGGATCGTGTCGCACTCGAATCAGTTGCGAAAGCAATTCACAAAGATGTCAAAACTACCGGTGTGAATGACAATGATTTGAAAAAATCGGTTGTTCTTGCCAAACTTGGTGATGACGCTTTGAAAACTGCTGATGGAAAAGACGAAACTTATGTGACGGCTTTTGTTGATGCACGTTTTGCAACGCTTGCTGAAGATGCGGCGAAAAACAACGATCAGTTTCGTGACACTGTTGCAGGTGGTGTGAAAACACCAGTGGTTGACAGTCAATCCGAATATGATCAGCGTATTTCTGACGCTTGGAAGAAACCACGCAAGGCTGAAGGATAATCAACATGGCTATTATTGATATGAATTATGGCAACATGAAATCAGCGGTTGCTGGTTTGATTGCCAACATGGAACTTTCAAATCGGGTTTCAGCTACTGTTGAAGGTGCTGAAGTTGGTTTTGGTAAAGTTGTTAAAATCGGTTCAGCTGATGGTAAAACAGCTGCTGCAACTGCTGCCAATGACAAAGTTCTTGGTGTCACGGTTTATGATCATTCTGTTTCTGCTGAAACACCGAATGGTTTTGCCGTTGATGAAAGTGCTTTGATCCTTGAAAAAGGTGTCATTTGGGTAACAGCCGGTGCAACCGTTGCCGCTGGTGCTGATGTTTACATGATTGTTGGCGGTGCAAATGCTGGTAAATTCACCAGTGTTGCAACTGACAACTTGAAGGTTAACAGTGCTAAATTCGCAAGTTCCGGTGCCGCTGACGCACTGGTGAAAATCCGTTTGTAAAGGACACACGAAATGGATAATTTTATGACAGATTCACGTGCGTCTTTGGGCTTTGTTCAATCAAACCTTGCGCATATTGAACGTGAAGTGAATTCAGCAACATATGAAGATATTTTCTATCAGGAACTTGTTCCGGTGGACACTTCAGCTGGTGAATTCGATGATTCGATTGTTTACTATTCTGATGAAATGTTTGGTGAAGCGGATTGGATTAACGGGAACGCGGATGATGTTCCGATTTCTGATTATTCAATGGCTGATCACCGCACGTTGATTCACACTGCAGCTTCTGGTTTTTCTTACGGTCTTGTTGAACTTGGCCGTGCACAGAAAGCCGGTGTTCAGTTGACCAGTAAAAAAGCTTTGGCTGCACGTCGTGCATACGAAGAAATGGTTCAGCGTGTTGCATTGACTGGTGACACATCAAAGAACATCAAAGGTTTGTTTAATTCCACTACTGTCACAGCTGAAGCGGCTGTTACTGGTAGCTGGAACACGGCAACCGCTGATCAGATTTTTGATGACATTAACGCTGGTATTCAGTCAATTCGTTCTTCGACCAACAATTCAATTTTGGCGAACACGATTCTTCTTCCACAGTCTCGTTTGACCGCGATGGCTAAACGTATTCCTGACACCGGTGTTCCGATTCTTGAATACGTGAAGAAGTACAATCTTTACACCATGCAAACCGGTAACGAATTGGACATTCGCGCTGTGAATGGCCTTGAAGAAGCTGGTGTTGGTGATGTGAAGCGAATGGTGGCTTACCGTAAGTCTGACGACGTGCTGAAAATGCACATCCCGATGACACACCGGTTCATCGCGCCACAACCTGTGAACCTTCACGTTAAAGTTCCAGGTCTTTTCCGTTTCGGTGGTGTGGACATTCGCCGCACTAGCGAAGTTCGTTATATTGATGGGGTATAAGAACATGACACATGAAGTAAAGAATAACCATGACGCGCCGCTTGGCGTGGCTGGTGTCACAATTGGTCCAGGTAAATCAGTTGGAATTGAAGCAGATGCTTTGCGCGGTTGCCTTGGTTCCAATGCGATTAAACAGTGGATCAAGCTTGAACTGATCGAAGTTGAAGGTCTTGAAGAATTGCTTGAAGGTGATTCGGCTGACGGTGGTGTAACTGCACCAGCTGCAACCGGTATTCCTGGCATTCCTGCAGCACCTTTGACACGCGAACAGCTTGAAGCGAAAGCAACTGAACTTGAAATTTCATTCCAGACTAACACCAAGGATGAAACACTTGTGAAGAAAATTGCTGAAGCTGAAGAAAAAGCTGCTGGCAACGAATAAGTTTCATGACATCACCGGTGGCGCGTTAAATCGCCACCGGTATTTAACTAATTTCAGGTGATTAACAAAAATGGTCAATGTTCCGACTGCAGCAAATTTGAAAGCACGTTATCCAGAATTCACCCCTGTGGCTGATGCACGGATCACACTTTTCATTGAAGAAGCTGCACGAAGCGTTGATGATTCATGGATTGAAACTGATCAGTCACCCGCAATAATTTCACTCGCATGTCATCAAATGAGCCTTGAAGGTGAACCCGCTTCGTCAAGTGGTGGTTCTGCAGGTTCCGGTAATGCGAAAGACGGTCGATTTTTGAAATCACGTAAAGTCAGTGATGTATCAAATGAATGGGCTGAATCGGAAGCTTCGAAAGCGACTGGAACTTTGTCAGCCACGGCTTCACAAGCTGAATATAGATCGACAAGTTATGGCGCGAACTTTCTTCGTTTAATGAAATTGAATCATTCAGGAATGCGGGTGGTTTAATGGGGTTCACGTTTAGAAAACGCCGGAAAAAGCATATCGATTTACCTGATAAAATCAGCGGTCCGTTGCGCGTGAAAGTTGGTTTTCCAGCTGGTAAAACTGACAGTGATGTTGTTGCGCGTGCAATATGGAACCACTATGGAACCAGTCGCGGCATTCCGTCACGTCCTTTTCTTTTGAACGCCATGCGTAAAAACAAGAAGAAATATCGAACCGCAATGAAAACGTCAGCTGCGAAAATTCTTCGTGGTGAAACATCAACCGGCACTGTTGTTCGTAAACTTGGTATTCTTGCACAGGGTGATATTCAAGACGAAATCACAAACCTTCGTTCACCTGCTAACGCACGCGCCACCATTAAAGCAAAAGGAAGTTCGAACCCGTTGATCGACACAGGTGAAATGCGTCAAGCTGTAACATATAAGGTGGACGGCTGATGATTTCCCTTGGTGTAACAGATGGTGAAAACACAATTGGTCTTGCGGTGGTGACACGTTCAGCTGATTCGTATGATGCGAACGGCAATGGTGTTAAAGGTGCTGAAACTGACCCTGTGGACATTCAAGGTGACGTTCAACCAGCTTCAGGTAAAATGCTTCAAGATTTACCTGAAGGTATGCGTGATGAAATTGAATATATGATTTGGACGCCTTTTGATGTAAAGAATGATCATGTGATTGTTTATAGCGGTCAACGTTATAGGGTTTTTAAGACCTGGCCGCGACGTGAAGATGGTTTCACAAAGGCTGCAATCGGGGTGTTGAAGAATGACCGATGATCAAGTTCAAGAAGCGTTAATTCGCTGGTTAACGACTGTTACGGGGTTGACGGTGATTAAAGCACATCAGGGCATTGATCGTCCTGAAGGTGCTTATTTGATGGTGGAAAAACAGACCGTTGAAGAATTGTCAGAACACGTTGCTGAAATCAAATATGAAGACTTGGAAACACTGAACAGTGCCGGTCATGAAGAAGTTAAAGCCACACCGATTGTCGAACTTGAATGGTTGATGTTTGTCTTTTCATTCGGTGAAGGTCAAAGTGGTGCGTTGCGTAAAGTGAAGCAAGCTGCACACTTATATCAAGTTCAAGAACCGTTGATGCCGGTTCTGAATATCCATGAAACAGGTGTCATTAACAGTATTCCTGAATTCGTGGATCAGCGGTGGGAACCGCGTTCGCAACTTAATGTAATGTTAAGGGGTGTATCAAGTGACGGATTTGTCATCGACACTATTGAACAGCACACGCCGTTTGATATACAAACTATGTAAACAAAAGGAACTCAAATCATGGCACTACGTTTGCCTTATTCAAGGGTCGTTGATGTAAATCTTTCACGAAACGACCGCTTCCCAACACAGCGCGGTTTCGGAACCGGCTTGATTCTAACACTAACTGCTGTTGCAGGTATTCTTGATGCGGATAATCGCACTAAGATTTATGCAAACATGGATGAAGTTGTTGCGGATCATGCGGCTGGAACGAATGCTTACGAACAATGTAACATTCTTTTTGCGCAAGAACCGCGTCCACTTCGTGTTAAACTTGGTTATGCCAATCTGACACCAGGCACTTCAACGGCGGCAAATCTGAAAACAGAAATGGACGCCATTTACGACGCTGATCAAGATTTTTATGCAATTTTGATTGATAAAGCGATGCGTGATGACGCCATGCTTGACGGTCTTGTTGAATGGACTGAAGCGAAATCGAAAATCAACATGATTGATTCGAATGATCCTTTGATGAAGGATGATACGGACACGACGAACATTGCAGCACGTCATAAAGGCACTGTTGATCGAACTGCTGTGTTTTATCATGACGACGCGACTGAATATCTTGCAGCGGCAATGTGGGCTTACATGGCAACACGTAACCTTGACCAAGCGAACAGTCATTACACGATGGCGTTCAAGCGTGCGAAGCTTATTTCACCGGTTAACGTCGGTGTGGCTGCTTTGACTGCGATTGGTGGTTTTGTTGAAGCTATTGGTCAATCACAAACAGCTGGTCATTGTGCAAACACTTATGTTGATATCGGTGATCAGGGTCAGTTGCAGTCTGGTTCAATGCTTCGTCAGAATGTGTTCTTGGATGAAATCCATACGACTGATTACATCGTTGCACGCACTGAAGAAAAAGCACTTGCTTTGTTCCTGAATAATGCGGTTGTTCCGTATGACGATCAGGGAATGCAAATGCTTGCAAGTGTTCCACGCGCTGTAATGCTTCAAGGTGTTCGTGCAGGTTTTGTTGCACAAGACATTAATCCTGAAACGGGTCTTTATGAAGCTGCTTACACGATCACGGTTCCGTCAGTGTTTGACGTTCCTGAAAGTCAGCGTAAAGCACGTATTTCGCCGGTTATTGCAGTTCGTTTCCGTTATCGGGGTGCGGTGCATTACACCACCATCAATTACAGAATGACATTCTAAAGGAGTGATGAACAATGGGTAAATCTAGTTCATATACAGCGATTAATCTTGCTGTTTCCCTTGATGGTGTTGCAGTCATCGGTTTATTCGATGGTGATAATGCCATTCAAGTTGATCAAAGCGTTGACGCTGGAACCGGTCTTGTCGGTGTTCAGGGTGATTCGATTTTTTCACAAACTGCTGATAAATCAGCTGCAGTGACTTTGCGCCTTATGCATACATCACCGACACATCGTCAGTTGATGCAAAAGTGGCAAGCACAGCAAGCCGGTGTGCTTCGTGCATTCCCGTTTGACCATCAAGACACCGCTTCAGGTGAAGGTGGTGCAGGTGATGAATTTTATGTTCAGCGTGCGCCGTCAGATACGAAAGGAACGAACGCAACAGTTCGTGAATGGGTTATTTGGACGGGTCACTATAAGCCGAACATTCCAAACGCTTAACCATTGAAAAAGGACGGGTAATAAAATGGCTGAACGAAAAATAAACGGTCGCGAATTCCAAGTTGGTCAAGTGCTTGCAACAGACGCTGTGTTGTTGCAAGCACGTTTGATGAAGGTGATCGGTGCAGGTGTTGAACGCTTGCCTGTGATCCTGAAGGGTGCTGGTGATGCCAGTGAAGCAGATAAAGAAGCTTCACGCGCTGCAGCTGTGGCGGCATTCACGGACATCTTCGCAAACAGTGAACCGCGTGAAATGGTTTCATTGATCAGCGATGTTGTAGGGTTCGCGACTGTCAAACGTAAATCTGGTGTTTTTGAAAAAGTCGATATGGACCTTGATTTCACAAGTGATCAGGGTTCGCTTTACCCCGTTGCAGTGTTTGTTCTGCAAGAGGTACTTAGCGATTTTTTTACAGGACTTCGGGCAAGTGGCAGTCAAGTGAAGATTCCGACGGCTTAATTCCCGCTGAAGTAAAGAATGTTGCGCCAAACCTGAATATGTTTCTTTGGCGTCCGATTCTTTCAGAACCGCCAATTTATTCGCAACGCGATTTAAGACATTGGGTGACTATAGCTGATGTCTTAGACGCACACGAAGCACTTGATTTGAAGGCTGCTAATGCTGAAAAAATTAAGCGATTGAGAGAAACGAAATAATGAGCATTGCCGACGAACTCATTGCGATTCTTGGTTACGAAACCAAAGGTGAAGGTGAAGCGAAACGTTTCGAACAAACACTTGACGGTC